AGGTACTTTGCTTGATAGACCTTAAAAGACCTACCCACGAGCAAATCTCCGTGGTGGTCGCTTGAAAGGCGTTTTAGATGCAAGGTCTTTGCATCTTGCAGACAACTCTACATCCCTCTTTACGAGTTCTGCGTTGTCATACTCCAGAACTTTAATTCTGTTCTGGAGTTCTTCTACCTTTGCTTGGTAGAAATCTCTTTCCTTCATTACTGAAAGAACTTTAGAAGATTGGTCATCCATTTTCTAAACACTCCTTTAAGGTTGACATTGTTATAATCTTATACGAATCTTTATCAAAAGTCAAGACAGAACTGTAATTTTTTATAAGTTTTTCTTGTTCTTTCCAAACGTATTTCTCCTCAATATCCTCATTCCAATACTTACAATATTCTAGTAAGTTTTCCATAATACACATAGTTTCAAGACTTACTTTCTTTGCAAGGAATTGTTTTAATAACAAAGGATGTTGACCTTCTTTAACATGAAATAATTCATCAAATACATTTATTTTTTGAAATAATTCATGCAGTTCATTTCTATAGTTATACTTCAAACTTTGATTTCTTTTACGATAATCTGCATAGTTTTCTTCATTAAAATTACCAACCCAACCTTTAGGATTGACAATAAAATTAGATATGAAAAAGTTCTTAGTATTATCTGGAGTCATATACTTTCGAGCTACCTTTGCAAAAAAAGGTCTATCTTTTCTTTTAAGATATGAATCCACAGTTACTTTTGCTTTACCGTGATACTTGGTATAATCATAATCACTGGTAAAGTGTAGTTTCAATGCGTGATATATTTTGTACGCTTCAAATGCTTCCATGTCTAAATCGGTAATGTTGCAACCTTTGGAAGATAGTTAAGGTTTCTTGCGTCTACCTCAACCTTCTCTTTCAAAGATTTAGTTATCAAGGGTTTAATCATCTCTGGTTCTAACTGATACTTCTCGCAATAATCTAATAGTGCATCCATATAAGTTCCACCAGAATCTTTGACTACCTTCTCTATTGCAATAGAGAACTTTTTCGGTGTCATTAATTTTTCTTCTACTTCTTCCATACTACCTCACATTGGTTTATTGATTGAAAAGGATATACTATACCTTTTATCTTTACTTGTCAAGGGTGTAACCATATGCATTAACCATACTGGAAACAGTAAAAGTAATGACTCCCTTGGTTTTACAGTAACTTCACTACCATAAAACTCTCTATCTTCAAATGTTGTAAGAACAAGTCCTTTTTCAACTCTTGCATTGTCAAATAATACTAATGCACCATCAATCTTTTCAAACCCATTAAATATAAAATCGTCTTCGTTGAATTCATCTAGATTATCAATCTCTTCTAAACCTTTGGGGTAATAAACACCACTCCACAAAGTTCTACCAACACCGTGAATGTGTGGTCTGGAATATCCACCAGCGTCAAGTATAGTATTCGCCCATAAACCTTCTGTTCTATGTGCATATGCAGTTCCATATTCTACACCACTTTCTACTAGTATAGGTTTTACTGCATCATCTATGTATATTCTTAATTCTTCAAAACTACTATATCTGGTTTCCATTTTTGGATATGATTGCCAAGAACGGTCATTCTTCTTAAAGGTTCTATCTTTACCTTCACTTTGCATCATTTCGGTTTCTATGTCTTCGATTAATCGTTTGTTTAAACTACGATTTCCATTACCGAAATTAACATATCCAAACGGTGATGGGAATATAGGTTTGAAATTAACATCAGGCATTATTCGTGTTCCCCACCTTTATCCATAGGGTCTAACTTAATTTTCTTACCATTGAACCATATATTTCTTGCACGACTTGGTGTATGATATCCATTTTTTAAAAAGAATGTAGGTCTACGTTTTGCAGTTTCAAATGTTCCAACTGTTACTACGATAGCCGCAATGATAAACAAGTGTGCAAGTGTTGAGATACCAAATGCATAGATACTTCCCACCCATAATGCAAATGTTGTTGCCCACATCCATGCAAGTATTTGTAAAATCATATGTCTTACTTGTAAATCTGGAATATGTCTTAGTGGATTTCTTTCCATATCCATCACACTAGTCCACGAATCATATATAAACTGTCTCATTCGCATTTATCCTTTCCTTGACAATCTACTGGAAAGCAATCAACTTGAATATCATAATATTCGTTAGTGTGGTTTTTACTCCACATATTTTTATCAGATAGTTGTTCACACTGTGCAAGTGTAAACTCTTGTTTCAATACATCTTGATTACCTATGTAAGTCCATTCACCTTCAGCAGTTAATCCCCACATAGAAATCACTAATACAAATAATTTTTCCATTCATCACTCCATAATTAATAGTGCATTGGTAGGACTTGGGTTCACCTACAACTGAGAAACCAAGATACCATTCTTGTTTATTCCCAGAACCTAGTTCCAATCGGTAGATTGATGTGACACAACGCATTTCTGCAACCATGCCTGAGTACCACCTCTAACTAGTCAAGTTCGTATCTCTTGGTGAGATACTCTTCCTTGCACAATGCGATTTCGGCCGTCACCGAAAACTCTAAAACTGTGGTGGGTTTCTGTTTCCAAGTACCCACCGAACTCAGTACGATTAGGCTGCGAGAGCGTAATCTACAGGCGCAAAATTATCGTTTGCACTTAGTTTTTTTGACCAATAACGCAGTCATCCGATAGTTCTACTCTCCTCTAGTACAGTCAGTCGAACCTATTTCACCCCCATCATAATCTCACTCCCAAGCAGTGATTCAATATCTCATCTAGAAGTGAGATTATGGTGGAGGTGGAGGGTATCGCACCCTCGTCCTAACAGCATTTGATTCGTATCATCAAACTATGTTCTATTTATACCAGATTACTCTTCAATTGTCAAGTTTAATTTTTCTCTATTTGCAAGATGTTCTTCTGCAATATCGTCTTTAGATTGACCATGATAACGTACTGCGTGATGATTGTCTACTAAGAGTTGATTGATATTGTGTTCTCCACCATACCAAAGTTCTCCAAGAATACGTCCATACTTTCCTTTACCATCTTTATATGTTTTCAAAGTAAGGTCACCAGCATTTGTCCATTTAGTTAGAAATGCAGTTGCAGCTTTTCCATATACTTTTTCAATTGGGTCTGATGTTCTTGATTCTGGTGTATCAATTCCATACATTCGGATACGTTGTTTTTGCAACCAAACACCAAATCCTAAGTCAATATCAACATCAACTGTGTCTCCATCAACTATTCTAACTATTTTACATTTATACTCGTACATTTATTTCTCCCATGACGCTTTGGTTTTTTGTTGTGGTGGTTGATTGAATTGAAATTTACTTCCACTAGCAACAATACACGCAAGGTCTGGATTAATAATTTCTACAATACTAAAACTTTTAGTTTCTAGATTTATTGCAACAACTACTGTAGTTTTAATAAATTGTTGACCATCCGTTGCTGGTGCAATACCATCACCTTGCATATAAGGCATTTCACCATATTTTTCACCAATTAGACTTTTCATCTTATCGGTTGTCATACAAGCCACTGGTTTTTGTGAATTGTAATTCATTGTGGATGCATACGCACTTGTTCCCATAACAAGTGATAAAACCAATGCACTAAATGTCTTGTTCATTTGCGTTTTCTCTTTTCCATATCTGGTTCATCATATCTTCATTTATACAATTAAGTTTGGTGGGAAGAACCTTTCGTTCATACGCAATTGCAGCTCTATTGAAAATTCTTATTTGGTTATTCCTTGCAAAAGTCATACACTCTTCTTGATTATCAAAAAGTAATTCTGGTATCCACAAGGGTGTTTCTGGTTTCCCAGAGTTAAGCTGCGTTGTCATTACTACTATTATGAACCACTTCATTTTCTTTTTCCCAATGCGTAGTGAAATCGTCAATCGCTTCTACTAGTAGTGGTAAGTAGTCTTGTTTAGTCTTGATAAACTCTTGAACAATTCCATCTTCAGTTACAACCAAAATAACAATCTGATTGATTTCTATTCCAGTTCGTTCTTCAAACATTTCTGCATATGCAGATGCTTGAATATAGTAGGATTCATTCCAATCATCATTTCGTTCTCTTGTAGAAGTTTTGAAATCAATAATAGAAGGAATTCCATTGTATTCACCAATACAATCGACTCGTCCTGCTACCATATATTTATCGGAATAAAGACCACATTCTTGAGACATAATGTTGTCTACTTTTTCATTTAGTACTGGTTTGATTTGACCAAACAAAGTATAAGGAAGAAAGTTCTTCTTGTGAACTTCTTCATCAAAATTATTGTTTAGAAAGTCTTCGCACATTTGGTGTACTTTCGTACCCCTTGCGGCTGCTGTTCTTGCAACATAGTTTGCAACGTCATCACCAACTTTCTTTCTCCACTCCATAAGACCTTCCATTTTACGTCTTTGTAAAACGGTAGTGATAGATGGATATAGTTTTCCATCTGGAGTTTCGTAGAAACGCTTGCGATTAACGGTTTTAGTAGAGAGTTCTGTAATCTCTACGGGCTTGTGTGTAAACATAATATATCCTCACGATTTAATTATTCCATAATACCATAACTTAACACACTTGTCAAGTCAGTTTTAGTGCTGCTTCTGTTGTTTCGTTAACTCTTCTTGTCCAACCACGACCAAAAGTTTTGAAGTGTTTTAACTTCTCATAATACTCTTGTCTTGCTGATTGATATTCTTTTACAACTTCTGCGATACCATGCTTTTCAACATATGCATCAATCTTTTTAAGTGAGTTGGGGCCGATACCACCATCCACTGCCGTACCAACAATCTTCTGAATGAACTTTGCAGCTCTTCCAGTTCCAGCGTTCACTCCAAAATCAAAAATGCAAAGTGCAAGTGCTGGGTGAAGGTCATCACCTTTTACTCTATCCCAATATTCAGTTTTGTAGATAGGTGCAACATCTGGTACTTCCAAATCTCTCATAGATTTAATATGGTAACCCATTTTTTTACAGTATGCATCATAAACTTTCTTAGTCACGCCTAAGTTAGTTTCGCCGCCTGGGTCATCTGGATGATTCACATATCCGCCTTCGTGATGAAGAATCATTTCCAAACATTGTTGATATTCTCTGTTTATCATTTACCTTGTCCTCTATATTTTTTATAACTTCGTCTTTTGTGTTTATTCATAGTGGAAGTTATAGGTTTCTTTCCCATTGAAGTTCCTTTCTTCACTGGTTCGTGTACTGAAGTTGTGGAAAACATTTTTGCCATTATACCTCAACTCCTTTTTTTGTTTTACTAATTAAATAACTACGAACTAATCCAGAACGAACAATATCACCGATATTAAATTCAACTGATGTGAACTCTTCCATCTCTGCAATGATATCCATAAACTTAGGCATACCATCTTTGTCTGAATTTTTTACTAAATCCGATTGGAAGAAATCACCAGAGAAAATAATCTTACTGTCTTGACCTACACGAGTCATAATTGTATCTAACTCATGAAAGTTAAGGTTCTGACACTCATCAACTATGATGATTGCATTATCTAGTGTGATACCTCGCAAATATGATGTTGTTAAAAACATAACTGAACCTTGTGCTTTTAATCTATCATACAACATTGTAAATGCTTGGTCACTAGGTTGTTCAAACATAAACTGCACCATATTTTGATATGGTATTTGATATAACGCAGTTTTGTCTTCTTCATCGCCTGGCAAGAAACCGATTTCTCTTGTAGGTACTGCACTACGAATTAGATATACACAATCATATGGTGTAGTTGGGTCTAATACTTTTTCCAGTGCAAGATACAAGGAAATAAAAGTCTTTCCAGTTCCAGCGGCTCCGTGAAGAAATAATTCTTTATTGTCTTTTTTAAATGCCTCAAAGGCAACTTTTTGATTATCTGTGATTGGTTTAATAGTTACCAAATCATCAATTTTAACATCTTGTTTTTTCGCCATCACACATCCTTCAAAATCTTATGTTTCTTTAATACTTGTCTAGTATTTATATCCTTTGTAGATTTCTTACCATAACGTCTTGCAAGTGGACTGCCTGGGTGTGCTTCTGCAATTCTTGACATATTATCACCCCAACCACCATCATTTTTAATACCACCAACTCCACCACTAATTGTTATCAATGATGGTAATTGTTGAATATGTGGATTATCTTTTAGATATTCTTCTCTACCAGCAATAGTAAAAAATTCTTCAAACTCTTCACCAGTTTCATTGTTTTTAAAATTATAAGTTGGCATCTTCAATCTTCTTCTTTAGTTTTAATATCTCTTCTGCTTGTTCTTTTACACGAATCATTAGAGTATGGTTTTGTTTTTGCATTTCTGCAATATCTCTCATCAAGAGTTCTTCTTTAGATAAATGTGGTTGCTCTGTCCAACCACTTAGTTTACTATATGAAGTTATATCGTCCATAGGGTCATCTTGTTCTTTCATATCCTCTTGCCTTAGTTTCCAGAGCATCCAATCATAGTATCGTTCTGGTTCTGGGTCATGTTTTCGTACCATGACGGTCTACCTCTTTCTTTCCAAGTTGCAAAACTTTTCTTTGCAACAACATAAAAATTGCGATAAGCTTGTATAGAATCATCTTTTACCATACATTCTGGAAATTGTTTCATCGCTTGTG